GCGCCTACAACGAAGCCTGCATTTGTTTCTTTTCCATCGGAGGCCTTAGTCTTTCCGTTACCGGCACCAAGGACCCTTAGGTAGGTCACAGCTTTTGCATTTGTTAACCACTCAACAACAGCGAGGGGTCCAAATTTTTCTGCATCAGTTTTGCCAAACTCTGCAACAAAATCCTTAAGTGTTCCGACTACAACGGGCACGAAAGCAGGCCCCCGATTAGCGGTACCAATAATTCCTGCAGGTACTCCAGATGGTGCGACACCTGAAGGGCCTGATAGGTCGATCTCTCTTGTGCTTACGCCTGCGCTTTTAAAAGTTAGTTCTGGCATTCCCCAGTTCTCCTGTAACAGTAATTCATTTCATAACTATTCATTAGACGAAACTTGCGCCTGTTGTATCGACAATAAAGTCAACTGCAATAAACTCAACTGTTCTTGTTGGTACAACAACAATCTTTCCGTTTAATCTATTCGCTGAAACATCCTCGTCTGTGTTATTAGTAGCGTCCATCACCACAGAGAATTTTTCAATTCCGGCTTGGGCTTGGACTAATGCCAGAAGCGGCACGACTTGTCCCACAAATCTTGAGCGTGTCTCAGGTGTGTTCTGTTCAAATACGAATCTATTCGCAATTCCAACAACGATTCGCTTAACTTCAAGCATCAGCCTTCTGACGTTTACTCTGTCAAGTGCTGACTTTGAAGCTTGTAGCGTCTTTTGACCAAAAATAACATACCCTTCTCTTGGGAATGTTGCAATTGGATTGATCCTAGCATCGTAAAGTTCATCTCTATCGCCTGCATTGAGCCTAACATCGACATTTGAAACCATGTCAAGTGCAGCCCTGTTAAATCCAGCTGGTGCGAACCATGGATATGCAACTTTGTCATTATAAGCCAAAGCAGCGATAGCAGCAACAGAGGGCGGAACTTTTACTTGTCTTCTATTATACGGATCATCAATAAAGATATCTGGAAAATATGTTGCTGAATAATTGTTATCAACTGATCTTCCTGAGAATTCTTCAGACGTCTTTTGTACATCGGGTTTTGCAGTGGAGTCATCAAACAAACGATTTCCATCTTCATCATACTCGATCAAATCCATTAGATAGAAGAGCATGCTATAATCTCTAGCTCTTTGAGCAGCATAATCTGTAATGAATGCGTCTCTTATACCGGGGATTGCAAGGATATTTGTATTTACAGTCATTTCATCTGTCATTATTTTAACAGCAGTTCTGTAACTTGCAACAGCATTGTTATCTTTACCTGTTCCACCTATATTCTTAGCATTACCGCTTGTATCAACAAGGCCAGGAGAGACGAAGCTTCCGTTGGCACCACCATTCGTATCGGTTGAAGCAGATCGATCATTCATCTTCTTGGCATTTACATCAAGAACGTTTAGGCCGTCCCATCCACCGTAGAAGAATGTTGAGAATTTTGCCCATCCTGAGAATCTATTGAAGTAAACGGACGACGTTAGATTTACTAAAGTTCCTAGCGTTACGCGTTGTTTACTGGCAGAATCTTTGATAAGATAGTTACTCGAATCTGGCGCTCCATCTCTAAGATAAGCAGCGTCTCTCATGTGTTGACCAGCTGATGCTGTAAAGTTTGATACGAGGACTGTGGTTACCTTCTGTGATGCTCCTACGAAGTTTCCGAATGCTACCTTAGCTAGTGTAAACTTATTGTCACAGAATTTATCTGCGGATGTTCCTGTAACAAAAAGATCTAGCTTGCTGACTCCCATAAACTTGGTATAGTTTTCAATAAGCTCATTTCTCTTTGAACCGTTATTGGGTTTGAAAGCTGCGTTAGCAATTGATCCAGTTTCTGGATTTCTTTCAAACTTAACACCCCAATAAAACTTAGAATCGGCCACTTCATTCTTCCCTGGTTTCCCTGGGACACCGTCATCATTTGTATTGTCGTATTGACCTTTTGTTACCTTGAATCTGAACGGTATTGGAGGGAGGATAGAACCCGACAGGCCGCATTGGGCTGTGTGAGCTAATCTTCGCTTCTGCGTTGCTGGCGGACCTGCTTTTGCGGTTCCGTATGATCCCAAAGCTGCTGATCGATCAGTAAGTGTATCAGAAGTCTTTAACAGCTCCATGCCTCGGAACCCGAACGGTAGTGCTGATGCCGGCACTTCACCTTCTTCAACAGCTTTGTTCATGACGACTCTTACAGAAGTTGATTTATTTGGATATTTTCCATCAACAATAATTCTTCTTTCTTCTTCATCTTCCGCATCAAAGTTGTAGTACGCCTTTATGTCACCAATAACAGCCGCTACATATTTCTCAGATTTTGGATTCAAGTTACAATTTGGATAGCTCTCAATTACTTGCGGAGCTGCGTCTGTATCACTAAAGCTTCTTATTTCTACCGTGAATGATCCGTAAAGATTTCTAGGATCATCTGATTTTCTAAGATTTCTAATTGAGGCTTTGAACTTATTATTTCCCCATGCACCGTCGGAAATTGTTTCGAATCGGAAAAGATCATATTCGGTTTCACCAAATGGCTGCGAAATAATAGCAGGGGTCTTTGGCGTCGTGAATCTGGTATCAAATCTTCCGTATAAGTCTCTCATCGCTGTTGATGTGAGGCCGCCGTCTGAGGACGTCTTTGCTGAACCTGATAGGATGCCTACGTCATTTGCGCCACCTGCTACATTTGCGATTTCTGGATCGACTGGAAAGTGAGCGTAGAGTAAGTGCTGTTCTTTTAAGAATAGCGATGGGTCAGTATTGAGAATATTTGCAATATAGAACGGTGAGGATGGATTCAAAGAAGCTGAAAGAATTTTAATACCCTTTCTACTGTCATCCATTGCAAAGTCAGAGCTGTCAGATGAAGAAAGGACGATCTTAAACAGCCCTCTGTTATCTCCAGTCCTAATAATCCTTGCTGTATCGTTCAATGTTGCAAACGATCCCTTTGCAGGGGTTGCCTGGCCGGAACCGTCGAGAACCATCACTCTTGTTCCGGAGGTGGTCATGATCATTCCGCGAATCAGATTTACATACTCTGGTTCCGTATAGTTACCCGTATCAAATGATCCGTTATCAGTAAACATTGGACATGTGACAGACTCACTGGCTGAAACATAATGTCTGGCTGCGATAAACTGAACCGCACCTTGATGTCTACCATCGATACTAGAATTTGACGACTTTGAAGAAAGGGCAAATCCTGCATTTTTAACAGTACCCCTCGACTTTGTGGTATTCATATCATCAAGTGAATCATTGGCGCCCGCGCCAAGTACTCTTAAATAAGTTAAAGAATTTCTATGCTTTAAAAATTCTCTTACGGCGTATGGACCGAATTTCTCCGGGTCTACACCACCAAATCTTGTTCTAAAGTCCTCAAATGTCCCTATTGTGACAGGAACAAATGCTGGTCCTTTTTCAGAAGTACCGATGACACCTGCAGGGGTTCCAGTTGGGCCCTGGACTACGGGTGCGACATCAATTTCTCTCTCAAAAAAACCAGGTGAACGAAAAGTTTGCTCAGCCATTACTGTATACTCCTCGAGTAGTTACATTATAAATATTCACGAACAGATCAAAATACCCAACACCATTGCTGTTAGATGAAATCAAGTTCAATTCTTTGTTTTTAGTTATCATTTTTCTTTCTCTGCACTAACATTTAAATCCGCAAAACCTTCCATTGCCTGACTTGACATTACCGTCTCACCAGTCCTGGAGTCGGATGATAAGACAGGTAGATACTGAGATTTGTCTTGTCCGGTAAACGGATCTTTGACATATGTTAGTACCTGTCGGGTTTCGCGGCCTCTCCAATTTTTTTCTCGACCGTGCTTGTCTAAGATTGAAACTTCCCCCAAAAGAAAATCGTCAAGATCAAAAGAGCCCATAGGCGATGAAGCTTCGGCTCCACCTTTTATTTGCGATTTTTGACTTTGCATTCCGAAGTGAACAGTTGGGGCAGAATAATAGCTCCTCAAGGGGCTTCCCTTGCCTTCCGGGTCATTTGCTACTAAATATCCGTCGACCACTGCTGTGAAGGAGTATCTTATTACCCTTTCTTGATCAGTAAAGTCATCAAAATTATTTCCATCGTTGAAGTCATCTTGAATGTATGCAACAAACCAATATCCGTCTTCTGTCGATATTTTAAAATTATTTCCAGGAGCGTGGTATGCAACCATCATTTGCTCAATCATAGAATTCATATGTGTTGAATATTGAGCCCAAAATGTTACTTCGTAAGTCATTCGAACAAATTTTGGAAATGGAATTGTAATTACTTCAAATATATTGTCCCCCAAATCTGTTGCTAAGCTTGGATTGCCAGGACCTGACTTGAACTGTCTATTCCCTACTGTCCCTGGCTTAACTGCCTTTTGAGGTTCATCTTTATCAATGATATGATTATCAGATGAAATACTGTCTTGGTTTGATAGTTTTAATTTGTTTTGAATTTTTTGATAATTTCTATCTTTATCAGAGAGGCGCTTCTTAACAACCATGTCTCCAGTATCTCGTCCGCGAGCTGCTTGAGATATTGACTGACTTAAGCCTGTTCGTCTGATAGAAATCAAGGGCAAGATAATCGCTCCGTTAGCGTCTCTTATCGGCTTTTGTCGTTTGACCAAGGCGAATCTTTCGCCTGTTGCAAAAACAACGGGCACTGGTGCTTGCTGCTCGCGGTGAGTAATTCTTATTTGCAAAGTCTTGTCATAAAAATCAAATAGTGCCTTATCTACCTGTTCTAAGCCGCAAGCTGGGATATGGAGGTCTTCTGTGATATTATCACCATCATATCCGGTGGGCAGCCTGTGAGCACCATCAACCACATCCCTATTTGCATAGGTTTGTGAAGTTGTTTCGTTCCCTGTTAATCTAGTAGTATCAGACATATCTCTCACTCATCATAGAAAGAAGATCCCGATCCTGTCGAGTCCCCTCTAGATGATACCTCTTTTGGTTCTGTTATTGGCGCTTCAAGAACACCCTTATCTTTTAATGCTCTCTTATCGCCTGTTTCTCCCAAGCTATTTCTATCAAATCCTCGCTGTTGAACAAAAGTATCCTGAACTGCGCCAGGTTCTGCATCTCCCTCGTATGTTGGACCAAGAACCTTTGCTGTGAACAGGCTCTTTCTTGCCTGTCTTCCTGTTAACTTTACTCCGGTCTTATATTCTACTTGACCGTATATTTGTTTGTCCCATATAGCAGATGTTATTTCAAAAAATATTGCTCCATAGCTAAAAAAGTCACCTTCGGAAACTTCAATACCCTTGTCGAGCATATCCCTATTATGAAGGAATACTTCGATTCCA